GCCGTACTTGCACAGATCGCCGGTAAGCAAGAGCAAATACTGCAAACGCTTGGGCCAGATAATCCATTGGTGAATATACAGCAATACTACAATACGCTGTCACGCATGACCGAACTGTCCGGGATGAAGGACGTCAATGCCTACTGGTCGGACCCGGCACAATACCAGCCGCAACAACCAGAACAACCGCCAGAGCCAGATATTAATGAGCAATTGATCCAGGTACAGATGCAATCAATACAAGCGGATATCCAGAAGAAAGCAGCGGAACTTGAATTGGAACGCGAGAAGATGATGCGTAACGATGACCGTATGCGTGACAAGGATGAAGCAGAACAAATACTAAAAGCGGCAGAGATAGCAGCACGTTATGGCGCCCAAGTCGATACGGCAGAGATTCGTGCCTTGGGTGATCGAGATCGTGAAGTGATACGCAACCGCAATAACATCGGTGTCGTGAATGGACAATGATATGAATGTTGGGTCTCGTGCCCAGCAGATCATGGACGATGATGTCTGGAAAGATTTAACGGCAGCCGTACAAGAAGAATTATTTAACGAATGGTTAAAAGCAAATAAACCAGAGCAGCGAGAGCAACTCTGGAATGAGCTCAAAGGAGCAGAAAGATTTTTTAAACGTATGAGAGCAATGTCTGACAACTCTCAATTCTTAAAACATCAGAAAAGGAAATAAACTATGGACACTCAGGAGAAAGTTTCTGGCCCCATTAATTTACACGAAGCAACAAATTTAATCGAGCAACTCGGAGCCGACTCGGAAGAGAACCCGGCAGAAGAAGAAGCTCAACAAAACGAGTCAGAGGTAGAGTCACTAGACGAAACCGATGGCGAGGTAGATGAGGGATTACTTGAAGAATCAACCGAAGATGAGGAATTCGACGAGGAAGAATCTATCGATGAAGATGATGATGAACTAATAGAAGAAGAGGAAGAAGAGGCACCTCAGTCTTACGCCGTCAAAGTTGATGGTGAAGAAGTTGAGGTAAGCCTGGACGAACTCTTAAACGGATACTCACGTCAATCGTCGTATACCCGCAAAAGCCAAAAACTTGCCGAAGAACAGAAAACGTTTGAGGCCGAGTCAGAGGCAGTTAAAACTGAACGAGCACAGTACGCACAGTTATTAGGTGCGTTACAACAACAACTCTCGGCTGAGAGTAATGATCCAGAGCCAAACTGGGATGACTTATATGCAAAAGATCCTATTGAGGCGACGCGAGTAGAAAGAATCTATCGTCAAAATAAAGAGGCGAAAGACCAAAAGCTGCAAGCTATTCAAGCTGAACAGCAACGGTTGTCGCAAACACAAGCTAAAGAGCAAGAGACACAGATTCGTAATATTATCGCCGCTGAATCAGAGAGGTTGGTTGAATTTATACCGTCATGGAAAGATGACAAAGTGCGTGATAAAGAACGAACAGCATTACGTTCGTACCTGGTAGATCAAGGGTTAAGCGAAGATGAATTATCATCGTTAATTCGTGCGACTCATGTCAACCTACTTAGAAAAGCGTACTTATATGATAAAGGCGTGAAGAGGACGAAAAAGGCTCAAAAGAAACCCGCTGGGAAAACAGTCAGGGCCGGAAGTAAATCCGCAATCACCAAGCCAGCAACTCGCAAACAAAAGTCTGCTCGGAAACAGTTTAAAAATAGCGGTCGCATTCAAGACGCGACTAATTTAGTTGAATCATTAATGTAAGAGGTAAATAGAAATGTCTATTATAAGTAATACTTTTACGCGGTATTCATCCATAGGAATTAGAGAAGAATTGGCAGACGTAATATTTAATATTAGTCCCCAAGAAACTCCCTTTGTAAGTAATATCGGTAAAAAATCAGTAAGAAACACTTACTTTGAGTGGCAGACCGATGCACTCGCAACGGCAGCGGCAAATGCGCAGATCGATGGTGATAACCTAGCGTCATACACTGCTGTAGTACCAACAGTTAGAGAAGGAAACTACACGCAGATTATGCGTAAAGATTTCATTCTCGCTGACAACTTGGAAGTGATTAACGAGGCTGGAAGAAAATCAGAAAAAGCCTACCAAATCACTAAAACTGGAAACGAGCTAAAACGTGACCTTGAGTTTAACCTTTGTGGCGTGAATAACGCTAAAGCCGCTGGCTCGACTTCGGCTGCCAGAGAGACAGGTAGTTTGAACACCTGGATTTCGACTAACGTTTCAGCCGGTTCTAATGGCGCTGGATCTGGTAGTGGAGCAGCTAGAACGGACGGTACGCAACGTGCAATAACAGAGACACTATTGAAAACTGTTATGCAATCAACTTGGACTAGCGGTGGTTCGCCATCAATGATTATGGTTGGTGCTCACGTTAAAACTGTAATATCAGGTTTCGCGGGTATTGCAGCACAGCGTTACCAAGCTGGTGACGGTCCTACGACTATCATCGGTGCGGCAGATGTTTATGTTTCAGATTTTGGAAGCATTAACATTGTACCTAACCGTTTCAGCAGAAGCAGAGATGCTTATGTATTGGATACTGATCTTTTATCAGTTGCAACACTACGTCCAATGCAAGTAGTTGATCTCGCGAAAACTGGTGATGCTTCTAAGAGCATGACATTGGTTGAAGCTGGATTGCAAGTGGATAACGAAAAGGGCTGCGGAGCAATTTACGACTTATCTACATCGTAGTTAGTAGTTAGTACATAAAAGTGAAGGGGGGTGGCCACACCATCATTCCGGCATCGCCCCCCTGATCTTTTGTTTTTCTTGTCAACCTTTAAGTCACCTTATGGTAAAATATTAGGTGATTTTTCGTATATATGGAGTTTGTATGTCTGACCGTCGCGTATTAGATGTTGATAATGCAACAGGTATTAAAACAAATTTTATTTATGAAGATGCCAATACCGGGCGTGAGTCTGACGATAGAATCGTTATCGAGCAAACTCAGGACGTGACATCGATTATTGAAAGTAATCGACGTCAGCTAAACATGGTCGATAAACACGCCAAGTACGGTGATTGGTCCAAGGTAGCCAGTATCCCATTATCGATTTATTACGAATTAAAAAAGAAGGGTATTGTTGATGATCCTATTGCCATGAAGAAATGGCTGAATGATCCCGATAATAGATATTTCCGTACCAGAGGCGGTAGAGCTTAAATGGCGATAACAAATTACGCAGAATTACAATCAAGCGTAGCAGATTGGCTCAACAGAGACGATCTGACTAGCGTGATACCGGATTTTATAACATTAGCCGAGGCACAGTTTAATCGCAGCATTCGTCATCGAGAAATGGTGGAACGTGCGACAGCGACTCTAAGCTCTCGGTATTCAGCAACGCCGGGTGATTGGTTGCAGACAGTACAATTGCATTTACAAACCGATCCCATACAGCCACTTGAGTATGTGACTGAGGAAGGCATTAACGAGCACCGCTCAAAAAGCAGTGCGAGTGGCAGACCCAAATATTTTACGATGGTCGGTACCGAATACGAAGTGTATCCGGCTCCTGATGATAGTTATACAGCCGAGGTTGTGTATTACTCAAAAATAACACCTCTAAGTGATAGTAATACATCGAATTGGTTACTAACACTATCACCCGATATTTACTTATACGGTGCTCTTATGCAGAGCGCACCGTATTTAAAAGATGATGAGCGCCTGGTTGTTTGGGCCAGTGTTTATCAAAAAATGGTCGAAGATATGAACGTTTCTGATGAACGTAGTCGTGGCCAAGTGTCAATGCGGATGGCTTTTCAACCACTGCAATGATGAACCTAGGCAACAGTAGTATCGGCGACTTTTCTGTTACTACTACTCACAATCGTGGGTTAAATACAGAAGAGTTAGCCAGTCTCGCCGTCAATAAAATCATCAGTATAAGCGCGACTGCTGATCCAGTGTTGCGTCAGCAAGCAGAAGCCGGAAGAGAAAGAATCCGGATGATCATTAGATCAACATTGGATCAAGCAATTAAGAGTGACCGGCTAACCCTGGCACATTTACTAGAATCACAAGGCCATAAAGATATGGCTGACATATTGAGGAAAATTTAAACATGGCAATCACGACGGCATTACCTACATCATTTAAAGTTGAGATACTTAAAGGCGTTCATAACTTCACAGCATCATCCGGCGATACATTTAAAATGGCACTATACACTTCAAGTGCATCATTGGGTGCTGCGACAACGGCATACACTACCAGTAACGAAGTTTCTGGTACTAACTATACCGCTAAAGGCAACACACTGACATCAGTGACGCCAGTGGCATCTTCGACAACGGCGGTATGTGATTTTGCCGATACAACATGGTCAAGCGCAACCATAACAGCGAATGGCGCAATGATTTTTAATGAGTCAGCATCAGGTGATCCGGCGGTTGCAATTTTAGCGTTTGGAGCCGATAAGACTTCAACAGCGGGAGACTTTGTAGTCAGTTTCCCCACAGCGGACGCGAGTAACGCGATAAT